TCTTTCAAACTCGGCAAACGCTGGCTATAATTTCGGGACTCCTAGTGGTCACTCGATCAAGATTTATGGCGACCTTACCCCTGTAACAGTCGGAGTAAAGATTAGGGCCGTATTTGGAAGACAGAATAACACACTGCTTGCGCCTGCGACTCTTGCAAGCAGGGGTTACGGTTGGGAGTGGAACTTTGCCACAAGCACCTTGAGCATCATCGCTCACAACGGCACAACCCTCACGACTACAGCCGTCACTTGGGTTCCTCTTGCCGCTCGTAACTATGAGATAACCACTACCTCAAGTGGCACAGGTACGATTTCGCTTTATGTAGACGGCGCACTTCTTGGCACTTCTTCTGGTGGACCCACAACGTTTTCGGCCGCTGGTCAATTATGGTGGCAGACCGAGATTCAAAATGAAGTAACCGCTACCGCTCAAAGAGAGTTCTATTTCCAAAACCCTAAAGTTTACACTACCAATGGTTAAGTATCGCATCACTTCCATGTTGGTCATCGGCGACGGTCAGGCATTACTGCAGGCTGTCTTCCCAGCGTACAACGGCGAGCAGGCTTGGCTCGACCAGTCCGAGATCATCGTCACCTTCGCCACCCCGCAGACCCCCGCCGACCTCGGCCCCCTCGTCAAAGTCGAACTCCTCCCCTCCCCATGATTACCCTGCTCCTCATCGTCGTCGCCTTCGCTGGCGGTTTCTACGCCGGCCTGAAGAACGCCAACTCGTCCAAGGTCGAGAAGGCCAAGTCCATCATCGACCAACTCAAGGGGAAGTAAGTCGTGCGCGTCCTTCTGGCTGTCTCTGTTCTGATGGCTGGATGCTCCACGTCGTCCCAGGCTCCGCTGCCGAAACAGCCGGACGCCCCGACCTCTCAGGCCGTCGTCACGACCCTCGGCAAAGACCTCGACAAGACGGATCACCGCGTAGGCGCCGCCCTTGTCGCTATCGAGCGTAACGCTACCTCCCCCAAGGTCGTCGTCGCTGAGTCCCGCCTAGCCCAGTCCTATCTTCCACTCCCCCCGCCTTCGGATATTGAGTTTGCGGTGGCCCGTGCAGCCAAGGGTAGCGAGGTCGACTACGCCAAGCAGATGGCTTTCGGTCGTCAGTTGGCAGCCGCTGTGACGGTGGCGTGGGACCGCCTTGAGAAAGACCAAGCCGAGGCCAAGCGAGTTTCCGGACTGAAGGATGCCCGCATCGTCGAACTGACCGCCGAGGTCGAGCGCGTGAAGCGTGAAGCCTCCGACAACATCTGGACGCTCGCAGGCGTAGGCATAGCCGCCATCGGTGCCATCGCCACGGCCTTTGCCGGCCCCAAGGTAGGCATCCCCCTGCTCCTCTCCGGCGCCGCCATCGGTGCCTTCCCCTTCGTCGTCGACTCTGAGTACTTCTCCTACATCGCCGGCGGGACTCTAGCCTTGGCCGCTGGCCTTGGCATCTATTGGCTTTGGGACCGAGTACGCGACAGCGCCAACGCCCCCTATGAGCCGCCGCAAAAGTAAAGTGAAGGTCGTCTGGCGTAAACTCGGCAAGGAGAAGGCATGGGGTCAGGCCACGATCGGCGAGAACCTCATCGAGATAGACCCGCGTCTCGGCGCTAAGCGTCAGCTCGAAGTGCTCTGCCATGAGCAGGGACACCTAACCTTCCCGGACAAACCCGAGGCCGAGATTGACCGACTAGGCAAAGACCTCGCCGCTCTCCTCTGGGCTCAGAACTACCGCAAGGTGGTCCTCGCCCCTAACGCCAAGCCCCCGCGCATCACATGACCATTTCAGTCGAGACGTTCACGACCGTCGTCGTCCCAGGGATTGCCTCCGTGGCCTACGCCTCCGCTGGCATCGCCTGCTTCTTCGCCCATCGCCCTGCCTTGGCCGTCATGTGGCTTTGCTACGCCATCGCCAACATCTGCCTCCTCTCGACCGTCCTCCGTAAATGAGCCCGCCCCCTCCCATCGACCCCGAGTCCTTCCCGAAGGAACTGAAGGACGGCGTCATCGCGTCCATCCTCGGCGGCCTTGCCATGACGGCTCGCTTGCTCCTCTCGCAGGAGCCGGTCTCCGTGGGCTGGGTCATCCGCCGTGTCCTCGCCGCCGCTATCACCGCGGCCTTGGTCGGTTACGCCATCACGGATCACATCGAAAGCCCGGGCCTCCGTATGGGCGTCGTCGGTGCCGCTGGCTACGCAGCCCCTGAGTGCCTCGATTACCTGATGCGCTACATCAAGAACAAGGGAGACGCCGAGGTCGGCACTGCAAAGAAACCCAATGGCAAAAGCAAAGCCCCTGCCAAAGGAAAGCGGAAGCGCTAACCTGCTCCTCGCGGTTACGCTGCTGACCGTCTTCGCTGGCGTGTCGGCCTTGTCGTCGGCCTACATCTCCGGCTATGTCCTCGACACCCTCCAATCTCGCGACGCCCTGGTTATGATCGTGACGGACGCTGGCATCAAGTCCGACTCGGCCACCGTCGAGCAGGGTCTCTCAGCTGCGACCCTAGCCCTGAAGGCCGTCCGCGACCTTGGGTGGGCCTTGGCCGTAGGGTGCCTAGGGGTAGGGGTGGCGGTCTTCTTACGCTCCCGCCGTCAAAAGGCTTCCTAGGGCAAGCCAGAGGGGTCTAATACCCCTTGACGGACGCACACCTAGGGGCATAGTCAACTCAGTCGGGTAGGGGTACGTTCGTTCATGGCGGGCCCCCACGACCCGAGGGACACGAATTGCCCTGACCCCTTATGGGGTCACAGGGTATTTGCGGAAAGGTGCTTGACCAATGCAATTCAGTCGGGCAAGGTGCTTGTCTTCCACCAATGATTACTAAAACCGACCTGCTCCTGCTCCGTGCCAAGATTGATAGTCTCAACGACGCCCGCGTTGAACTCTCCATTGCCGGCCATCTTACCAACAACCAGGAGATTGACCTGCTCGACACGGTCGACGCCCTTGAGGATCGCTTCATTGCGCTCACTAACTCGCTGAACGCCTAACCTATGAAACTCCTCCTCGCCCTCCTCGCTGGCCTTGCGCTGGCCCTGTACGTCCTCGCATTGGCCGATGGCCCTGACCTGCTGGACATCATCAACCGTTTCTAATTTCCCACCATGCCCAACGCCCAACACCCCTACACCGAGACGCTGACCTTCGCTGGTCGCGTCCTCACCCTCAAGCGCCCAATGGCCGAGTACGCCGCTCGACGCCTTCAGGCCATCCTCCCGCAGATCGCCGCGCTCAACGCCGCCGGCAAGTCTCAGGCCGATGCCGCCGCCGCGCTCGAAACCACCGTCACCACTCTGCGTCACTGGCTCGACATCACCGGCACGACTTGGGTCAACCTCAAGCGCCGTGGCCCTTACTCCCGCTAATGCCTGACCCTCTCGCCCACTCCACCGACATGATCACAACCATCCGACCAAACAAGATGCCCACCTTCTGGTGGCTCGTCCCCTGGGCCTACGCCCGCACCCTGCACATGAGCGCCAACGCCATGAAGGCTTACGCTGACCGCCTCGAGGATATGCTCGACCTCCAGAGTCGCACCATCGCCAAACAGGCTGCCGACATCAAACTGCTACAGGCCCGCGTCCGCGATCAGGACGACGCCATCATCAAGGGCACGGCCATCACCCCCGACGCTTATCCCCATGACTGACTTCCGCCACCTCGACGGTATGCGTAACCTCATCCTCGAAATCTACGAGGTCAACGAGCGCATCATGACCGGGGACATCTGCTCGGCCAAGTCGGCCATCGCGTCGACCAACGTTAAGAAGATACTTAATCACTACCATGAAGCCCTGCACGAGGACGGCGCCGTGAAGGTATCGCTTCAGGCATACGTCGCGGCTGGTGGCTGGGTCGGCATCCAATACTCCTACGAGCTCGACGGCTTCGAGGTCGCCGGATCACAAGTCCCGAGACGCGTATGATCGGCGAACTAGCATTTCGGTATGTGATTCTTAGCGTTCTTGGGGTTATGTGCGCCTTGCTTTGGCTAGTTGTCGACCGCCTTGATTTGATTATTAAATGCCTAAAGCCGTGACCCGCCCCTTCTCCATCGTCGCCCTGTTCCTCCTCGGCTTTAACTCAGCTGCGGCCTCCGACGCCACCTTCCTTGAGGCCATCGCTCAGGTCGAGTCAGGCCAGAACCGCAAGGCCATCGGCAAGGCTGGTGAGCGTGGGATGTATCAGGTAGGCAAGGCCGCGTGGAACGACGCCAACGCCCTGCTCGAGTCGGAGAAGCACTTCCACTATCAGTGGTCGCAGTGGCGCAACGTCACCGCCCAGGACATGATCGCGGCGGCTCACCTCCGCATCCTCCGCCAGCGCTTCAAGGCTGACGGCTACTCGACCCCCACCCCTGAGCAACTGGCCCTGGCTTGGAACCGTGGCTACGAAGGCGCCAAGTCATACGGCTTCGCCCCGAACGACTACGCCTTACGCGTCGGCAATCTTTTCCGCTTGTCCCAGCGTGGGAAGTGACAAGGGTCTTGCCCATGCACTTGCTTGTAGCGATAGACCCCGGTGTGAACGGTGGCATCGTCTGGTCGCTTGACGGTGATCCTGTCGAGTGCGCTAAGATGCCCGGTTCCGATGTCGAGGTCTGCCAACTCCTCGCCGACCTCAGCTGCAAGGCTAAGGACGTTAGCCTCTACCTCGAAGAACCCCCGCTCTTCGCCGGCAAGAACATCCCTGGCTCCGCCATCGGCAAACTCATGTGGAACACGGGCGTCCTCTACGGCGCCGCCGTCGCTATGGGCTGGAAGATTCACCGCATCCGTCCGGCCATCTGGCAGAAGACGCACACCTGCGGCACCAAGGGTGAACTGACCACCACTCAGTGGAAGAACAAACTGAAGGCCCGCGCTGCCGAACTGTTTCCGACCCTCGACGTCACCCTCTGGAACGCCGACGCCCTCCTCATCTTCGACTCCGCCTCCCGCGGCGTCATCAACTGAGTTAACATAACTCAGCCTAACCCTCACTTTTGTAAACTCTCACCTATGAAGAAAGACACCAAACTCCCGACCGAGTATCGCATTATCGCCGACTCGTCATACATCGTATTACCCGATCAGAAGGTCGCCCGCCTCCTGACCCCGACCGTCCGCAATGGCGTGACGTACTACAACCTCTTCGTCCCCGACTACACCCGGATGTCCCTGGCTGACATCGAGGCCACCATCAAGGCCGGTGAAGTCACCAAGTCCACCGAAGCCAAATAATCTCCCACCATGAGCACCACGCCCAAATCCCCCACCTCTGACCTAGTCGCCGCTCTCGCTGAGCTCGACAATGTCAAAGCCAACAAAGTAAACCCCGGCTTCAAGAACCGCTACGTCTCCCTCGACGCGCTGCTTGACGCCATCAAGCCCGTGCTCCTGAAGCACAACCTGGCTCTGATCCAGACGCTCGTCAGCGAGGAAGGTAAGGTCGGCATCAACACCGCCTTCCTCCACGCCTCCGGTGAGCGCTTCGACTTCGGTCGCCTGATGGTCAAGGCCGAGGGTCTGGACGCCCAGAAGATTGGCGGCGCCATCACCTACATCCGCCGGCAATCCATACAAACCGCCTGCTCCATTAGTGTCGATTTAGACGACGACGGTGCCGTGGCGGCCTCTGGCTTCCGTTCTGCGGCCTCTTCCGCCCCCGCCCCTACCCTTGGCTCCCGCCCCCTCACAAAATGAGCCACGACCCCATCGAAGCCGCCTTCAAGTCCCTGCATCAGGGCAACCTCCTCGCCGCCGAGAAGGCCAAGCTGCAGAACGTCACCTACGCTGGCAACGAACTCGCCCGCGTCATGGAGGACATCCTCGGCTCCGATCAGATTACCTGCGCCATTTCCCGGGCAGTCATGACCTCAACGGTCGCCAAGTGGAAGCAGGTTAAGACAAGCGAATGAGCACGACCCCCGCTGGCATCGAACGAATCGCCCGCACCGTCAAAGGCCAGTACGCCCTGCTCCTGCTCCTCGATGGTTATCCCTACGTCGAGATGACCGCCCGCAAACATGCCGACTACCTCTCCGACCTTGGCCTCTGGAAGCGCAAGACGCACCCGTCACTTGCCCGGTCACAGGTCCGCTTTTTCACGCTTGCCCCTAACGGAGAGATAAAGGAACTTACTTTCAACCGATGACCAACCGCGACAACATCAAGCGCCTCGTGGAAAATATCACGGGCTCGTTA